ATATAGCAATGTGGGAAGAAATGCAGAAGTTGTACAAAGAACAGAATGAGGAAAAATACATATATGCAAAATTAAAACATAGAAAATGTGCTATATGTAACAGAAGTCCAGTGGATATGGAACACTGGCAGACGGCTGGAAGTTTGGGAGGTTATTCCAAAGATAAAGGGCAGGGGGTATATATATCCCTTTGCCGACATCATCACGCTGAGAAACATAATATAGGTGTTGAATCGTTTGGTAAAAAGTACGATATAAGAGGAATTAAATTAAATGAGGATCAGGTAAAAGAGTTAAAAAAAATATACAAATGGCATTTTAAGGCATTTAAGGAGGAAAAATGACAACAAAAATAATTGTAACACTAATGATTTTAAGTATAGTTATTTGCCAAGTCGGTAAAGCTGAAAAAAGAAGATATTTAATGAGTGCTTACTTTGATTTGATTATAATGTGTATATATCTAATGACAACAATAGGAATTTATTTATTTTTAAAGTAATATAGGAGGAATAGGAATGAAATTTTTGAAAACATATTTATTAGGATTCGTAATAGTTTTTACAATTTTAACAACAGGAAGAATAATAGCAAAAATAAAATCATATAAAAGAACTGGCAGATGGAACAGCCACAAAATTGAATGGGGCGAAATAACTTATTATTCACTTTACAGCTTTGCTTTTTTCGCTTTGCTGTTAGATGATTTTATAAGAGAAAATTTTTAATTTAAAAGCACAATGGCAATTGAATATTTTTGGTCTTAGTATTATAATAAAAAAAGGAGGAATATTATGGAAAAAAATAAATATTTTTCAGGAACAGTAATCGCAATGAAAAAATTAAATGAAAAACTTAAAAAAATTTCCGAAATTTTTTGCAAAGAATTAGAAAAACTGAATAAAAAACAAGAAAAGACCAAATAAAACTGGTCTTTTTGTTTGTAAAAAAAGCACAAATGTGATATAATATAGGAGGTAAAATTGAACAAAAAATACGAAACTTTGATTGAAGATGATGTTGAGATAAAATATTTACTTGATGATATTTTAGCTTTAAAAAAAACAAAAAAAGAATGCGAAATAAGGATTGTATTCAATAAAGGAAAACTCAATAAGAAAAGATATATAGTGAGAAGTTTACATCACTAGTTAACAATTAAATAGGCAAGACTATAGATATATGAGCCATTAGATAAATAGATTTAAAAAATAAGTCTATTTGTTTAATGGCTCTTTTTTTGTTCATTTAGCCTCCTTCTGAATTTATATATAGAGCTCAGTTAATTAACAAGGAGCGGTTGTGGTTGGTGGGAAAGAATTTAAAAGAGAGGGATAACATGAAAATAGAAAAGATTAGCATAGATAAAATAAAAATGTACGAGAATAATGCTAAAGAACATCCTAACTGGCAGATAGAAAAATTATCTGAAACTATAAAGAAAATAGGATATAGAAGTCCAATTATAGTTGATGAAAATAATATGATCCTAGCAGGGCATGGAAGATACATGGCTTTAAAAAAACTAGGTTATAGAGATATTCAAGTAGTGAGACATACAGATTTAACAGAAGAAGATAAAAAAGCGTATATGATAGCGGATAATCAATATACGTTGAATACAGGTTTTAACATGGAAATATTAAAACAGGAAATAGAAGAGCTTGAAAGCGTAGATTTCAACACATCATTACTAGGATTCGATGAAATAGAGCTACAGGAAATAATGGAAATAGAAGAGGAATTATTGACGGATAAATATGGATCTGCAACAGAGGAGCAAAAGGGCAACCTCGAAAGCAAGTTCATAATACCGCCTTTTTCCATTATAGACGCTAACAAAAGCCCGTGGCTAGACATCAAAAATAAATGGAAAGAACTTTTTGACAGTAGCAAGGGAAGAGATAAAAGCCTTATAGATCAAAACTACGGAACAAGTGTTTTTGACGGTGCAATATGTGAAGTATTCTATAAATGGTATACCCCACAAAGCAAGGAAATAAAGGTGCTTGACCCATTTTCGGGGGGGTGTGTGCGTGGTGCTGTTGCTGAACTACTGGGATTTAAATATACAGGATTTGATATAAGGGAAGAACAGACAGAACAGAACAAGGCACAGGCAAAGGAATTAAAAATATCCCCTAATTTCATAACAGATGACAGTGAGAATGTAGGTAAATATGTCGAAGACGGCACACAGGATTTAATATTCAGTTGTCCTCCATATCTAGACCTGGAAGTGTACAGCAATAATGAAAATGATTTATCAAATATGGAATACGAACAGTTTAAAGATAAGTACAACAGGATAATTAAAAATCACTGCAACAAATTAAAAGAAAACAGATTCGCAATATTTGTTGTCGGAGATGTAAGAGATAAAAAAGGAAAATTAATAGATTTTGTAGGCGATACCATAGAGGCATTTGAAAAAGCTGGGCTAAATTACTATAACCAAGTAATTTATAGAGAACCAGTCGGAAGTGCAGCTATAAGAGCCGGCAGGGCATTTAACATAAGCAGAAAAATAACAAAGATACATCAAAATATATTGATTTTTTATAAAGGTGATGTAACACAGATAAAAAATCATTTTAAAGAATTTTACAGTGAAGAGGATTTAAAAGAAAATGAAGATGAATAAATGGAGATAGGAGCATGAGCAATGAAGACATAAAGCTGTTAATAAAAACCGAATATGAAAATGGAACAAGTATAAGAGCACTGGCTGAAAAATATAATCAAAAAGTTGGAACTATCAAGAGTTGGATCAGCAGAGAAAAATGGATTAAAAAAAAAGAAAATACTGCAACCAGCAAGAGAAAAAATGCAACCAAAAAATGCAACCAGTCAAAAATGGTTGCAAATGAAAACGAAATAAAAATCCAGCAGGATATTTTAAATGGAATGTCAAAAAACGAAGTAATGGAAAAGTACGGAATAAAAAAGAGTGCTTATTACAAGAAAGCAAAAAACATAAGGCAGATAAGAAAGGAACGTACCGAAGAATATCTTGAAAGAATTGTAGATGAAGTATATAAAGGCGACATTTACAAGATATTGAAAAATACAGAGGTTGCAAAAGCTAATCTGATAATAAAAACTACTAATGAGTTAAGCAGTAAAGAAGAAACAAACATTAAAAAGATACAGGAATATGAAAAAGCATATCAGACTATTAAGAAAATGGGTATGGACTTAATGAGAACAGGCAAGATGTTAACTCCTTATGAACTACTTGAAATAGATCAGCAATTATCGAATGAGGAGTTACAGCTTGAGAAAATAGAAGTTGAAAAGAGCAAGAACAAAATCAACGATGAGGACACAAAGATAGAAATTGAGCTGATAGATGTATGAGGATAAGAACTGAAGTAAATAAACATTTTAAGGAATTTATCAAGGACAATGAAAAGAGCGTGTATTTCCTACTGGGCGGATATGGAAGTGGGAAATCTTATGTTGCGGCTTTTAAATTAATAATAATGTCAGCTATGGAGAAAAGAAAAATATTAGTAGTCAGACAGGTAAAGGAAAATTTAAGAGGAAGCTGTTTTGCGGATCTTGAAAGCAGTATTGAAACATTAGGATTAAATAATTACTTTTACAGTACAACAAGTCCTTTGAGCATTAAATGCACGATAACAGGCAGCGAATTTATTTTTAGAGGTCTTGATGATGTAAGGAAAATAAAATCAATCAAGGATATTGACACAATCTGGATAGAAGAAGCAGACGAAATTGATTTTAAATCATTTAAAGAGCTTAAAGCGAGATTGCGTTCAGTAAGAAACAGAAACGTAATTATACTCACTACTAATCCAAATGAATATGGTGTATGGACATATAAATACCTTATGTCAATACTTGATAAAGCTGGAAAGACTGAACTGGATTTATACAACGAAAGAATTATAAATTCGGTCGAAGAAACAAAATTGAAAAGTGGAAAAGTATACAGTGAAAAAATATATCTTCATCATTCAGTATACAGCGACAATAAATTTCTTCCTGATGACTTTATAGCATTGCTGGAAAACGAAACAGATGATTTTCAACGGGCGATAAAGACACTGGGAAGATTTGGCAGTTCAGGACAAAATATTTTCAGAAATATCAGACATATGGATCAGGAGAGAATAGAAAAAATAATTGTCGATAAATGGAACAGATACACAGGCTTTGATTTCGGATTTGAACATTCGTACAACGCGATTGTAAGAATGGTAATTGATGAAGAACTGAATGACCTATATATCTTTGAAGAATTTTATAAGAATAAGTTAACTGATCCTGAAATGTTAGAAACAGAAATAATACAAAAAATGATTGCTGAGGGAGAAGTAACATATGCAGACAGTGCAGAGCCTAAAGCGATAGCTTTCTATAACATGAATGGTCTTTTGATTAATGCGGCTAAAAAAACTCCTGATATGAGTAAATCAGGGGTAAAAAAAATACAGTCATTCAGAAATATATTTATAGATAAAAATGTATGCCCCAATACTTACAGGGAACTAACCGAATTAAAATGGCACTTGGATAAGAACGGGCTTGTTGCCAAAAATCCAAAAACTCAAAAACCATTTAACATTGACCCACATACATTTGACGCTATCAAGTACGGAATAAGTGAATATACGCCATATATTTTAAATAAAGACTACTATAAAAGGAAGGAGGAATAAATTGTTTGGTTTAAATTTTTTAAGAAAAAATAAACAGCAAATAATTTCAATAAATGAATTTGGAAGAATATTCGACGGATTTTATAAACAAGACAGCGAGAAGTTTTTAAATGAATTATATGACAATCCGTTTACATCAAGTGCAATAACGAGGATTAACGAGGCTATCAATAATTTGACTTGGAGTACATATAAAAAAGGACACAACGATAATATAACAGAAGTTAAAGACAGCTATGTAAACAGGACAATAAGAAGTCCGTCAAAAATATTAAATACAGATCAACTGATTAATTATTTTTCACTCTACTATATCATATACGGGGAATTACTTGTTTTAAGGCAGGATTTATTCACGAAGTCTGAAATTATTCTTCTAAGAAAAGGAACATATATGGTCGAATATGACGACCAGAACGTTCTGAACGGAATTAAAAGAATAAGAATAGGAATGAAAGAATATACAGGAGAACAGCTGGAACAGTTTACGTATATTAAAAGTATTAATATATATGACAATGTTGCTGGTGCAGGGCATGGAATAAGCAAAGTCAAATCATTAACAATGCTACATGCATATTATTGTTATATTACAGCCTGGAACGTTGGGATATTAAAGAATGGTGGAAAAAGGGAAATAATAGCACTGGTTAAACAGTTTCTTAGTTCAAAGAAAAAAGAGGAATTGTTAGAAGAAATAAAATCAAAATCAGGAGCAAAAAATACAGGAGTTCCTCTTATATTAGATGGAACAGATATTGATATAAAGAACGGAGATTTTACACCTAAAGACTTTGATTTTCTTACAGCATTAGATGAAATAAGAAACATAACAGCCAGCGTCTTAAATGTTCCAAGTATATTGATAGGAGATAGGACAAACAGCAAATTCAGCAACTACAAAGAGGCTAAAAAGGATTTATATACTGAAAACATAATTCCAACGGCTGAACAGATTGCTGAACATCTGAATGGAATATTTAAGGATAAGCTGGGACCGAATGAGAGAATTGATTTTGATACATCAAAAATTGAAGTTTTAAAAGAAGATAGGAATACAAAAATGGAAAGGCTGAACAATATCAGCTATTTAACAATAAATGAGAAAAGAGCAGAGCTTGAATATCCTCCTGTCGAAAATGGCGATGATATTTTAATAAATACAGGAACGACATCATTAAAAGAAATTTATGGAGATGTAAAGCCAGTTGAGGAGGAAGATGATGGCGAAGAAGCAGAAAACGAAGAAAATTAAGCTGACTAATTCACAGAAAAAAATAATTGCAAAAAAGCAGCTTAAAATGAGGAACAGACTTATATTAAGACAGTTTGGAAGATTAAGGACTGTCTTTAAACAGTTAAGAGGCGAAATAGATCCTGATGAACAATTATTTATAAGTGAATTGGCATGGGAAACATTTAGTACACAGTTATACAATCAGCTAAAAAAAGGAATGCTTGAAACAGTAAATGAAACATCAAGTTTTCTAGTAACTCATAGGAATATCAGTAAAGAGCTTATTCCTGCTATTAAAAATGATACTTTGAAGAAGTTCAGTGAAAAGGTAATGGCTCAAAAAGTAACAAATGTAACTCAAACAACTAAAAATACAATTAACAAAATAATTGTAAAAGGACAAGCAAGCGGAAAAAATATTAAAGAAATAGCAAAGGAAATAACTCAAAAAGTTAAAGGAATGGAAAAAACAAGGGCAATGGTAATAGCTAGAACTGAAACAGCCACGACATCAACGACAACATATTATAACGGTCTTGTAAAAGCAGGACTTGAAAAAACATGGTGGCATGTAGGCGGTGGGAAAACAGATAGACCGTCACATCTAGCTTGTGATAAGGAAACAATAGGAGCAGAGGAAACATTCAGTTGTGGACTTAAATATCCGCATGATCCTGAAGCACCTGCTGGAGAAATCATAAATTGTCATTGTGAATTAGTGTAAAGGAGGTAATAATGGAAAAATTTCAAAAAAGTGTCGAAATGGTATTGAAAAAAGACACAGAAGAAAAAGGAATAATCGAAGGACAGTTAATAACTCACAGCGTTATTGACAGCTATGGAGATTATTTTGACAAAGAAGCATTGGATAAAGTGAATAAAGATAAAACTTATTTTTTACTGCATATGCACGAATGGAGCAAAGAACTTGGAACATTGAAAGTATATCAAGATGAAAAAGGAAATCTTAAATTTACAGCTAAACTTGATTTATCTACTGATGAAAACGGAAATGCAATAAATAAGGACGCACAGAAAGTTTATTCAATGATGAAAAACGGAGCAAATTACGAAATGTCAGTCGGCGGATTTCTAAAGCAAAGAGAATGGGGAAAGATACAGACTGATAAAGGCGAAGTTGAAGCAAGAATAATAAAAGAAATTGATGTTGTTGAGGGGAGTGTTGTATTAAAAGGAGCAGTACCTGACGCAACGGTGGAAACAGTAAAAGGCGATAATAATATAAATAAAAATAAAGGAGATGATAATATGCCAAAAAATATTGAAGATTTTGAAAAAGAAATGAAACAAAACACAGAGGATATTAAAAAAGCTAATGAAGATTTAACAGCAGCGTTGAAAAAGAATGAGGAGTTGGAAGGCAAAATCAACAAGGCTAATGAAGATCTTGAAAATATGGGTAAAGCATTAGATGAAGTTATGAAAAAAGGTGTACCTAGTCCTGAAACGGAAGAAAAAAAAGCAAACATTGCTTTTGAAAAATATTTGAGAACTGGAGACAAAGAAATCGAGGGATTAGAAAAAGCCGCAATAGGAACAGGACAGGCAACAGTATTAATTCCAACTATATTGTCAAATGAAATACTGAAAGAAACTAAAGAAGTTTCAAATTTCCTAATGAATGGAAAGATTTATCAAGGTAGTGGTGACTATATAAAAATACCTGTCAGAAATGATATAACTCCAGCCAATCAAATTGTTAAAGAGGGTCAAGGGAACACACAGGACGGAACATTAGCGTACACACATAAAGAATTAAGAGCAGGATACAGACAGGTTAGATATCCAATTACTGATGAGCTGGTGCAGGACAGTGCGTTTGACATGGTAGGAGAACTTAAAGAGGCAATATCAGAAGAATTCGGACAGACTTTATCTGATTTAACTGTAAAAGGAACATACAATGCTTCAACAGAACAATTTATTGAAGGATTTTTAACAAATACAGCGATAACAGGTGCAGCTATTACGTCAGCAACAACTAAAAAAGTAACAGCAGATGACTTAGTGAAACTGGAAACAGGAATGAAAGCAAGTTACAGACAAGGGGCAGCTTACTTTGTTTCTCCTAAACTCTATGAAGAAATGAAATTATGGAAAGACGCTGATGGAAGATTTTTATGGGCTAACATCATAGAGGGAGCAACAATGAAATTCAATGGATACCCAGTATATGTCGAAGAGTTCCTTGAAGACATAGATACTGGAAAATATCCAGCTGTATTTTGTGACTTTAAAAAAGGTTATGCTTATTACTTGAAAAAAGGATTTGAGCAGGAACTACACAGAAACGTGAATGAAAGAACAACAGAATACTACACAAGAATCAGAATAGGTGGAGGAGTAATAAGACCTAAGGCGTTCTCTGTACTAAAAGTAAAATAGAGGTGATTTGAATGTTAATCACAATTGAAGACTATAAAAAAATAACGGGTAAGACCTTAGCTGATGAAAAATTAGCTAAGGTTGAAACTTTGTTAAAGTCAGTTGTTAGTTACATTGAAAATATACTTGGATACGAGCTTGAAGAACATGAAGTTGTTGAATTTTATCCGTATATGAAAAATATATATTTAAATCATAGACCAGTCATAAAAGTTACAAATGTTTTTATATCAGGAGAAAGTGACAAAGAAATGCGTAATTTTAGGTATGGCAGAAGTTCAAATTTTATAACTCTTATAAAATACAGAGAATGTCCGTGCTGTTACAAGCAAGAAAAAGAGGTTGAAATAACTTATACGGCAGGCTATAAAGAACTTCCTGACTGGCTCAAATTTGAAATTGTCGGACTTGTAGATGACTTTATAAATAGCTTTGATGAAGAAATAAGTAAATATACAAGTTACAAGATAGATGACATAGCTTATTCAATGAGAGATATGCTGACAACTAGGAACGATAAGCTGAATAACATAGCGAGGTTGATATATGGCTAGTATAGTTGAAGAGTTAGGAGATTTGGAAAAGCTGCAAAAGGAACTGGAATATTTACAGACACATGCTGTAAAAGTTGGAGTATTAGGAAATGGCAGTGCTGATGGAGTTTCTGTACAGGACTATGCGATATTTAATGAATATGGAACAAGCCATATTCCAAAAAGACCATTTTTCAGATTATCTGTTGGAACTGAAAATGCACAGAACAGAATTAAAGAATATATGAACATGCAGATTGAAATGATTATACAGGGAGAAATTTCAGGGCAAGAAGCATATGAAAATTTGGGCGAATTTGTTGTTCAGAAGATAAAGAAAACAATAATGAGTGGGAATTTTGCAGCACTTAATCTAAAGACTATTAAAATAAGACAAAGAAAAGGCAATAACTCAACAAAACCACTTATGGATACTCACTCACTTTATGAATCAATTAAATATGAAATTGTGGAGGTATAGAATGGCACATAAAACATTTATTCCTAAACGTTTTTTTAGCAAATGCAAAATAACAAATAAAGCTAGCAAATGGATTGATTCTGAACTAGTTGAAGTTGACGAAAGCAAGGAGTTCGAGGGAGCTGTATTTAATTTAGGTAGACAGGATATAAAAATGCTGACGGACCAGGGGATACAGGTAACGCTGGACACTAAAAAAATATACTGTTACATAGATATTGAGACAAAACAAATCATTGAATTTGAGGGCAACAGTTACATTGTAACAACTGCTAGGAATTATATGAAGCATGATCAGCTTAGAGTTTATTACATTGAGAGGGTGCAGGAATGAAAAATGAAAAATTAAGGAAATTATTGGCTAGTTTTGTAGACTTTCAGATTATTCGTGACGATCATATGGCAAAAAAACCGTCTGAATGTGCTGTAATGCACACAATAAGTAAAACAAAATCAGCTTACAGTGCATACAGGACTGTAGAAACAACAGAAGAAAGCATTAAGGAACAGGCAATGAGACTTGTTTTTGCTTATTTCCAAATTGGTTTTTATGCTCCAACACAGGCAAGAGCAGAGGAAATGGCGGGTGAATTACTTGAAGTAATAGTCTTTAAAAAAAGGCACGAACTTGTCAGAAATGGATTTGGATTAAGTGATGATGAAATAGAAATAAAGGACTTAACTTTCCTTGAAAGCAGTCAATATATTTACAGATTTAGCTTTGATGTGGAAATAAATTGGCGTGAAACAAGCGAAAGAGTAAGACAGTTAATAAAAGATGTAAAAGTGGAGGTAGAAAATGGCTAGAAAAAAAGTAAAAGTAGTAGTTAATAGACCTAGAAAACCTTTAGTGATGGGAGATTTTAGTAAAATTTTATTTATCACTAAAGAGGCAGACAAGGACTATAAAAGATATACAACTTTAAAGGAAGTGGAGACCGATTTTGGAAACACTTCTTTAATGTATAAAGGAATAAATACATTCCTTTCGCAAGAGGATTTTGATGGTAACAGATTACAGCCTGAACAGTGGTACTGTGTAGGTAAGACAACGCCAAATGAGGCATTCCTTAACAGTTTGCCTGAGGGCGAATTCTATGGGGTAGTTGTAGCGTTCTATGACAAGGCATTTATAGCTTTGTTATCAAAATATCTGACTAGAACTGGGAAATTTGGAGTAGTCCTTAATACTGATGGAGATAAGACCCCAGCCAATATAAGGGAAAGCAAAAGAATATATTACATGTTTGGAACAGAGGGAAAAGATAATCTTGACATCTTTGGATTGCCAGCATGGACATTTGTCCAGGGGATAAATGGAAGATGGTCGGACAGAAGAATACTGGGGGTAGAACCGAGCTGTAATGATACAACTAAGTCAGCTAAACTTGATGAACTATTTATAAACTACACAGAAAGCAGAGTTGGATTTAACGCTGTAACAAGTGGGTCATGGTGTGCTGATGGAATTACACATGCAGACCAAACTATTAAAATAGACGCAATAACTCATGCAGTCGATACTAACTTACATAGGCTCTTAATAATGCGTAAAAATACAACAATGGATTCAGACGGAATTCCAAGTATTGAGGACATGTTAATTAGAGCTATGACAGAATTAGGAAAGCAGGGAGCATTTGCGAAGAGTAACAATGGAGAATACTTATTTAAAGTTACCGTTCCAAATATAGAAGATACATCAGCAACTACAGGATTAACTGTAGACGATTATATAAACAGAGTGCTAAGAAATGTAAAGATTAACTTTACATTATCAACAGAAATCGAAGAAATAGATGTTGAGTTGGTGTGGCACGATGAACCAATAACAGTTTAGGAGGTAGAAAATGGGTAATAATTTTTTAGAAAAATCAGTTGATTTAAGTAAAGTGGATTTAATTATAACTTTCCCGGGAATAGGAACTTATATGATAAAAGAAGCTAAAGAGATTAATAACAATCCAACTGAAGATTCGCATACAATGGGAGACCCTGATATCAAGGGGAATGTTCCAACAATTCAGACAAGAGTAACAAAAAGGGAAATTAAAGTTACAACAGTAAAAGGATCAGACGATGACATTTTTTTAACTAAATGTAATAAAAATCCTGATGGGAAATTAGGAACATTAACATATATAGATAATACAGGAATGAACAAGGTAGTTGGAATAGGTTCAGGAGTATCTGTACAAAAAGGTGGAGAAAGAAAAAATAATACTAAAGATATTGAGATTGAATTTACAGTACAGGCTGCAAAATATGAAGAACAGGTATAGGAGGATATAAAAAATGGAAGACAAAAGAACAGAAACAATTGAGGAAACAAAAGAACAAAATAACGTATTTATTGATGAAATGGGAAGACTTAATATAAAAGGTCAGGAAATATATATCAATGAGGACGGAGATACAAAAGAAGTAGATTTCAGGCTAACTAAACCGCAAAATACACAGATGTATCAGAAAGCATATTTAGATTTAGTTGCAAAATATGATTATTTAACTTTCGCTGGAATATTATTGCCAAAAATGGTTGAAAAACCAGTTGAAGCAAGAAAAGTAGACTTTTTCGAACATGATACTGAAGCTCTTGTTGAGATATGTGAGGTTATAGTTGACTACATGGGAAAGTCGAAAGAGAAGAAGAAAAGAAAATTAAACATGAAATTGAAATAGCAGGAGATGACTATGAAAATCCATTAGTCAAAGCAAAATGGGAATTCATAGTCAGGAATGAAATTAAAGACCCTAACGTTGTTCTTGATATGAGCAATGTTAGGTTCTTTCAATGGATACAGGCTATCAATGATTTTGGTAAAAAGGAGTAATTAACATGGCAGGTAAAAATAAATTAGAGATTTTAATTAATGCAAAATCAAATGTAGACAGTGCAATAAATAAGATTAGAGGAAAAATGAGAAGTATTTTACCTGTTGCCGACAATGTTGAAAAGAAAGTTGGAAACATTGGAAATAATATACATGGTAGTGGAATACAAAAACTTAGAAGTAAGATGGTAAGCGTCCTGCCAACAGTTGGCAAGGTAAATGGAGTTATTTCAAGACTTGGAAACAGAATAAATGCTAATGGTGTTAATAATCTAATTAATAGACTGGATAGAATTCCTTTTGTAGGGAAAAAGATTTCAGGAGTTTTTGACAAAACAAGGGACAAAATTAATAGAATTATTTTTTCAGCAAATCCGCTTGCTAACTCTTTCAAGGCAGTTGGAAAGGCAGTACAGAACGCTTTTAAAGCTGGAATTCTTAGTAAGTTTACAGGAGCTATGAAAAAAGTCGGAAGTGGAGTTAAAAGTTTAGCTGGAAAATTCAATTTTTTAAAAAGTAATATAGCAAAATTAGCTGGAATGATAGGAATTGTAGTTTCTTTAGGTGCAGCAGTTAACTTTGTTAAGGAATCCGTTAGCGCTTATAAATTGCAATCACAAAGTGAACAGAAATTACAGTCAAATATTCAGATAGTAGGAGCTTATAAGAAAAATCCTAACACAATGAACAAAGTATTTGAGGAATTTAAAGGAGAAGCAAGCAGAATACAAAGTAAAGGTGTGTATGGCGACGAGCTCGTAATGGCTGGACAAGCACAATTGTCAACATTCCAGTTAACTAATAAGGAAATTAATATGCTTATGCCTAAAATCGCCGATATAGTTGCTAACCAAAAAGGAATGAATGGAACAGCTGAGGACTTTTATGGAACAGCTAACATGATAGGAAAAGCAATGAGTACTGGGCAGTTAGCCGCATTAAGAAAAGTTGGAATTGCGTTAACAGATAATGAGGCAAAGCAATTCAAGTCTTTAAATACTGCTCAAAGGGCGGCGATGATGCAACAGATACTAGAAAGAAATGTCGGTAATGTAAATGAGGCATTGGCAAATACTCCTGAAGGTAAAATTCAACAGGCTAAAAACTTATGGGGTGACATGCAGGAAGAAATAGGAAAAGCCGCAATTCAAATTGGTGGAAAACTAGCTCCTGGAATAACAGCAATGATACCTTATGTCCAACAGTTCGGTATACAGCTCGTGGAAAACTTAAGTAAAGGCTTTGATGTAGTTACACAGCTGTTTTCTAAATTGAATTTTGCTCCTTTATTGGGTCCACTTGCAACTCTTGGAAATACAATCATGGGTATATTTAATTCTGTGAGCGGAGGAAAAGGGCTGACAGATGGATTTGCAGGAGCATTAAACGGATTAATTGCTTTTGGTGGAACAATTGCAGGAGTAATTAACGGAGCTTTGCAAGGAATTAATTTTGAGCAAGTAGGACAGATAATAGGAAATATAGGAAATGCTTTTTCTACATTATTTCAGACTATTGACTTTGGAAGTATAGGAAATCTGTTTGGAATGACATTTAATATAATAATGCAGGCATTAACTATGATAACACCTTTACTCGCACCAATTATGCAGACAATAGGAATGATAGTTAATTATGTTATTCAAGTTGCAACGGCAATAATGCCGATTATAGGAATAATAATTCAAATAGGAGTGGTATTGCTCGGAATAATAGTTCCCGTTGTACAGGTAGTAATAGGAATATTTATAGGAATGTCTTCAACAATAGTTGGCGTATTTTCAGCAATTATCGGGGTTGTTGCAAGTATAATGAGCGGCATTTTAGGAGTTGTTTCAGGAGTAATAAATGCTATAGGTGGAGTAATAAATCAGATAGCCGTGTTCTTTACTAATGCTTTTAACAAGGCGAAGAGCGTGGCACAGAGTGCTATAAATGGTATTAAAGGATTTATTGATGGATTGTTTGGAAAAATAGGTGAACTTGGCGGAAAAATTTCCAATGCTGTATCTAAATTCAATATTTTTAAAGGATTTGGAATAGGAAAAAGTTATATTGGAGCTAAGTCCTGGAGAGGTGGACTGACTACAGTAGCTGAAAAAGGTGCGGAAATGATTAAACTTCCAGGCGGTCAACAGTTCTTAGCAGGACAGGAAATGCTGATGAATTTGCCGCAGGGAACAGAAATTTCCACAGCTGAAACAACAAGAGGAATACTTGAGGATGGACTGAGTGGGATGAAGAAGACGTTTAGTGCAAATGGTAAGGCTTCAACAACCAACAATTCAACAACGAATAAAGGCAATAACAATAAATATGTCTTTTCTCCAACAATTGTTATTGAAAACACAGGAGAAAATGGCAACGAACTTGAAAAAAAGGTCAAGAAAATTTTGAGAGAATTTTTTGACGACAGTTTCGCAATGATGGGAGGTTAGAGCAATGGATTTTAGCAATTTAAACGCAATGAAAAACAGCTCATTAGGTAAAATGGCATATAACAAAGGTTACAGCATGGGATTAAATACTATGTTAGGAACAGCAGGAGCTGGAATTTATGGAGTTGCTTTAGCTCATTCGGATCAAGTAAATAATTTTTTTCAAAATAGATTTGGATTTAAACTCTTTGAGGACGCTGACAGATGTAAAATCAATGATATTCCACTTGAATGGGTACATATAACAAGCGATGATAGAAGTAGCAGCGTCAAGACGCACTCACTTGAAGACAGGGATAGCACATTGATAAGCAGTAATGTATCACATGGGAACAGAAAATACAATATTTCTGTTCTACTTACTCAAATTGGAACTGAAAATCCTGAGGCGGTGTATGCTGAAATAGTGGAACTGTGGCAGAAAAAGGAACTCTGTACAATTTCAACAAATGAAACAATAGAAGATATGATTATCACTAAAGTTTCAAGAAATTACGAACATCAGACGGCTATAAAATTTGAAATAGACTTTGAAGTTCTTGAATTTGCTTATCTGATGAAAAAAGGTCAAGTACTTGAATCTGAAAAAACTATTTT